AACAGGTGGCCACCAAGGGCACTAGGCAATGATCTGGAGCCACCGGGATGCCGACTCAAAGTAGACGTGAGCGACTCGAACAGATGCGGCAGATCAGCGGTAACGCTGAAAGACCGCGCGCAATCGAAACCGAGAACATTGACGATCTCGCTAGGCTATTCATAGCTGGCTTGAGGGGCGAGCTGCTGCCTACGCAACGCGAGTACGTATTCGCGCCAGACCGTATCAAGTGGTACTCCGGCCCTGTGGGTTGCGCCAAGACCAGCACGCTGGTGGCATCCATTGTGATCCCTGCCATGCTCTACCCCGGCGGCGAATACATGCTCAGCCGTTGGACGTATGGATCATTAGAAGAAACGACGATGAAGCGTTTTGACAAACTAGCCCGGAACTTCCCCGGCTTGATTGTTGAAGATCAGGCTGGGCCGCCTCGCAAAGTTTGGATCGCTTCAGCAAGGTTGAACAACCGTGGGCAACCGATGGAGCCCAGTACGATTCTGTTCCATCAGCTCGATGAAGCTAGCAAGCTGGGTTCCCAAGAGTTCAACGGCATCGGCGTGGATGAGGCCAACGAGATTACTCAAGAAATGGCCAACATGCTGAATGATCGCTTGAGGTTCAAGTGTGAGTGGCAGAAGGATCTACTCCCAGAATGGACCACACTCGATGAAGGCCCCTTCATGCTGAATATGGTCAGCAATCCGGTGACACACAGCCATTGGTTGCATCATCAGTTCTGCATGGAGGACGGCTGCGCTAATCCACCCATGGGTAGGAAGTTCAGACCGCAAGCCAAGGAGAACGAGAAGAATCTGCCACGCGGGTACTATGAGGATATTGCTCGCGGTAAGAATGCTCAAGAGATCGCCCGGTTCATCGAGGGCGAATGCGGACCGGACCCAGACGGCAAGCCGGTGTTTGATCAATTCATTCATGCCTTGCACGTCGGGAAGCTGGAATACAACCCGAGCGTTCCCATGCTTCGAGGCTGGGACTTCGGTCGCCGCCGTCCCGCATGCATCTGGGCTCAGCTCACCCCAGAGGGACACCTCAACATTCTATGGGCGATCATAGGTGAGAATGAATCGACCAAGCAGTTTGCGGAGAAGGTGAAGCAGACCAGCGCCATGATGTTCCCGTTCGCGCGGCAATGGCGTGACTACGGAGATCCTGCTGGTGGGCAGAGGAAGTCCAACAGCAATGACACGGACATTACCGTCTTGAACAAAGAGGGCATCGTCCTTATGCATAGGAAGACTACGATCAAGCAGGGCTTGGAGGTTATGACTACCAACCTCACCACCTTGGTTGGGAAACGGCCGAAGAAAATGATTGATCACAGATGCAAGCTGATGATCGATGCTTACACCAGCGGTTACCGCTGGCCCAACACTCGCCCTGGGCACAAGGAACCCGAGAACCCGCTCAAGGACGGGTTCTATGAGCATCCGATGGACGCGGACAGGTACTTGGAGGTAAACCTGTCGCTCGGGTCTGTGGTAGGACAGCAGCAACACGCCGCGCTATTGCGTCAAGTGATCAGTCCTCTGACTGGAAGGTAAGCCATATGGGAGCAATCGAGGAGTTCATCAGGAAGGCTACTGGCGGGGGAGATGCCCGCGCTGAGCAGTCTCTCGGTCTCACCTTGGCTGCTACCGACGATGAGGAGGTGATCAACTACGCTTCGGATGAGCGAGTTCGCAAGCGCATCGTCAATGAGATACTACCTCTGGTAGATGCGATCAGAGACAATCGCCAAGCGCTCAATCAGCAGTGGCATACGCTCTTGAAGGTCTGGACGCTGGAGCATGAGAACCCCGGCTACAGGGGTAGAAGCAATGTCTACATGCCTGCTGGCAAGAAGGGGGCCGAGACCATCGTATCCCAGCTCGTCAGCGGGACCTTCCCCGGCGAGGACAACTTTGGTGTAGCAGCAAGAGATCCAAAGCTTGCAGACCAGGCTGTAAGGGTGAAGGAAGTTCTCAAGCATCGCATTGACGTGACTGCCAAGCTGCGCACGTCCGCTGAACCGTTCTATCGGCAGCTTGTCCTGACTGGCAACAGCCCAGTCAAGGTGCAGTATCGTAGGAAGGTCCTCAAGCATTCGCGTGATCGCAAGGGACCAAAGCCCACCGTTCTGTTCGATAGTCCCGTATTCGAGTCAATCGATGCATCGAACTTCTACGTGTATCCCACGACGGCCAACCGGCTGAGCGATGCAGAGATCATCTTTGAAGACTTCACGCTCCCCCTGGCAACCATCCTCCAGCGTGCGCGCAACGGCTTCTACGACAAGGAGGAAGCCAAGGTTTGTGGAAAGGGTCAGAGTAGATCGTCTCGTGTCGAGGCCGAACAAGCCAAGCTCAGTGCGCAGGGGTTGATGACAGACCAGTACGACAACCGTGGCGGCTGGTCCCGCGTAGATGGGACTGAGATCTGGATGGACTTCGATCCCAAGGCGGATAGCAAGGAGGACGAAGAGGAGCCAGAGCCGTTCGTTATCACAGTCACAGCGTCCGGCCACGTACTACGTGCGATCAAAAATCCCTATTGGCACAAGCGCCCTCCATTCCTCCTCGGACGCATGGGCACCATGCAGGGCCGCATCTATGGCACTGGGTTCGTGGAAGCAATTCGCCAGCTCAATATTCTGCTGAACGATCAAACGAATCAGGCAATGGACTGCGCCACCTACACGCTCAACCCGGTGGTGATGACCAACCCCAACTACGTGCTTGGTACTCTATCCCAGATGGAGCCCGGCGTGCAGTGGCTCGTTACGGACATCAACGCCGCTGTGCGCTTTGATCGCCCACCCGGCGATTTGATTCAAGGGGGTACTATCCTTACCTCTCAAACTCAGGCATGGATCAATGACTTCATCGGTGCCCCGCCAGTCCTCCAAGGTGGAGCAGCCCCGGGCCGCGCGTTTAAGACGGCAACTGGTGTCGGTGCGGCTCAGACAAACGCCAAGCTCCCGCTGCAAGAGATCGTCCGCCTGTGCGAGGAGGATGTGTGGAGCCCCAACCTCGTCATCTTCAACAGCTTGGATCAACAGTTTGCTGATGAGGATTTGATGGTCCCGAGTGACGGGCGTCGAGAGCTACTCCGGATTCCGCCTGATGACCTAGCAGGCGATTGGCTCTTTGACTGGATGGCTTCCACGCAGACGAACAATCAAGCAATCAAGGGTTCACAGATCAGTGAGGCACTGACTCTCATGTCGAACCCGGCGATTCAGGCATTGCTCAAGGAGAATGGGACAAGACTCAATCCTGTGCCACTCCTGAGGCGACTATACACCGAAGTGTTCGGCTTCAGGGACGTGGGCGATATGATCATCAATGCCGCTATGCCTGAGCTGGGCCCCAAGGGGATGGGTCCGCCTGAGATCCAGGATCCTGGAGAAGAAGCCGCTCCGGGCGCCAATGAGCCTCCAGATCTCTCAGAGGACTTGACCAATAACGCATCGTTCCAGCAGACTCGCGCTGAAGCCGATGAGATCAGCAAACTGCTAGGCAGGGTGAACGTTCCCGGCGGGGTCGGGGCTCAAGAAGCTTGACCAGAGGACTGGAGGTAGGAGATTATGGCCGAGATTAAATTCGATCTTCAAGCGAGTATCAAGGTAAGGGATCTACTGCGCACCATGATGGAGCATGGTGGTTGGCAGATCCTTGAGACATGGCTCCGAGACCAGATCATGTTGCTTGTTGATACTGGCCTCAGCTCCAAGGCGACACCTACCGAGATGGCGCATGTGGCCGGTGAAATCACGGCGTACAGGAAACTCCCCAAGTGGGTGAAGCAGCAGCATGATGCACTCGATGCTCAAATCAGGCAGCACCTAGCAAAGAACGGAGGCAGTGAGAATGTTCCACAATAAGTTCAAGATCCTGATGGCTCCTGAGAATGATACCGGTGGCGGCGGCGGTGAGCAGGCTTCCGCCGAACAGCAGCAACAGCAGCAACAGCAGGCTGCCCCCGCCGTCCAGGCCGCCCCGCCGTTCGACATGAATGCCTTCTTGGGGCAGCTCAAGCAGGAGGTGCAAGGGATCGTCGCCCAGACCGTGGACGCACGCCTCGGCCAGCAACGGCAGTCACAAGGCAACGGCGATGATGAGCTGATGGTCGATGATGACACCCAGAAGTTCGTGGGGCGAGTCGTTCAGCAGACCCTTGCCCCCATCGTACAGACCCAGCGGGCACTCGCCGACAACCAGGACACCGACAAGTTCTCGCGCCTCTGCCAGGAGATCGGCGCCACTGCCGAGGAGGTCAAGGTCATCGAGGAGAAGTACCAGCTCTACGCTCAACACGGGCTCGCCTTCACAAATTCCAAGGGCCAGAAAGCCGCCATGTCGAGGCTCGATGCCGCCGACATGGTGCTGGGTGGCTTGAACATCGATCGGCGGCGCAAGGAGGGAGCAGACCGTATGCGCCAGCGCGGTAACGCTCACGCCTCGATGGACACCGGGGGCCGTGACTCCGCGCCGGATCTCCCGCGCGATCTCGACACGCTCCCGCTCTCCGAACAGAACAAGAAGCTCGCCAGTGTCCTGGACAAGGACGGGTTCTAACCAGTAGTCTTCACCACACCGGGTGTGATATGCCCGGTGCACCCACCCCATGAAGGAGCAGAAACTCCATGCCTGTCAAGAGCACGGATCTTGCGATTCACCAGAAGAAGTGGATTTCAGGCACGCTCATCGAGCGTACGGAGCTTCTGCTCCGCCTGACCCAGTACGGCACACCCCAGAACCTCGACCCCGGTTCCGGTAGCACGGCGCACTTCTTTCAGTACCAGCGCACCGACGTCCCAGTGGATCGACTCCAGGAAGGTGTGACGCCGGACGAGACACCATTCACCGTCCGTGAGCAGACCGTGGAGACCGAGGAATGGGGTCTCTACATCGCCCTGACCGACGTCGGGATCGTCAAGACCAACCACCCGCTGCTGAACGAGGCGCTGGATCTGGTGGCCGACGCCCAAGCGCGCACCGCCGAATACACGTTCGCCGAGGTGCTGAACGCGGGTACCAACGTGCAGTATTGGGACGGTACGGTCGCCACTCGTGGCGATCTCGCCACCAACCATACGTTCAAGGCCGACGTGCTCCACAAGGCCCGCGCTGACCTGGGCGATGCCCAGGCTCCTGGCTGGAATGGCGAGATGTACGCAGCGGTCTGCTCCTTCAAGGTGGAGGCTGACATCCTCAGGGAAGCGGCGGCGGTTGGTGGCTTCACCGCCATGGCGCAGATGCAGGACAAGGACAAGCTGGTCAAGGGCACCGTGGGTGCGTGGCTCGGGTTCACCATCGTGCGCTCGAACTTCCTGCCCAAGTTCGTCCGCCTGACGGCGGTCGGCACGCAGACGGCTGGTACGGGCGGTTCTCTCACCGGCACCGTGAAGTGGAAGGTCACCGCCAAGAACCTGCTGCGCGGCTTCGAGGAATACATCGGCGTGGAAGGTTCCACCACGATGAGCACGAACACGCGGATCACCTTCGCGGCCCCAAGCACGGCGGGCTACGTCTACAACATCTACGCCGGATCAGCGACGGGTGATGCCAACCTGTTCCTGGCCAAGGAGAACTTGCGCGCGAGTGGCAGCTACAACCTGGATGTGTTGCCCACCAGCGGGCAGAATCCGCCGTCCACGCCCGCCGCTGGTGTCACGGTCCATCCGATCTACATCTTCGGCGCCAAGTCGGTGGACTACCTCAAGCTCAACGCGCTGAACGTCAACGGGATGATCACTCCAGGCGGTCCCACCGACAGTGACCCGCTCGGGCAGCGTCGGAAGGTGGGCTCGAAGTGGAGCAACAAGGCAGGCATCCGCGACGCCAACCGGCACCTTCGGATCGAGGTGGCCTCCTACTTCTAACCCGTACCTTCTAGGGCCACTAGCACTAGTGACCCTTAGATCAATCCTGGAGAGACAATGGCAAGAAAGAACAACAAGCCGGACCCCGGTTCACAGCGGGCGGATGCAGAGAAAGCGATCGAGGCCGACCGGAAGAACTCCGCCCCCGAGATGGAACAGCTCATGGAGCTGCTCAAGGGCTCAGCGGATGAGAAGGCCGAGCTGATCGCCGAACGTGATACCCTCAAGTCTGAGATCTCCAAGATCCAAGAGGGAATGGGCAGCATGTTCGATATCATCAAGACCCTCAAGGAGCAGATCAAGAACAGGCCGACGACGGAGGGCACCCATGCACCCAAGGTCGTGACTTGGGAGCCGATGATCCAGTGCGAGACCTGTCGGCAGGTCATGAAGACTTCTTCCGGCAAGGGCGTCTGCAACGGTGAACACGTCACCATCCGCGTGCTGCCCAGGATGACGATGCTCTGGTCCGCCTTCCAGGGCATCAAACGCAACGGGCAGAACTACTTCGGCTACTGCAAGGTGCCCGCCTCGATGGTGGATGACATCCTGGCCAACGTGGGCATCTGGGAGCAGTACCAGCTCAATCTGAAGATCCCCAAGAAATACAACCTGGGGGGGGATACGGAGCTGAACAAGATGAGGGGCACGCAGGCTCCGCTTCTCATGAACTGACAGGAGCGAAACACCATGGGCATCAAGACTCGTGCGCAGTTGATCTCTGAGGCACTGGAGCTGGCGGGCGATACGAGTCTTGTGCCCAGGGCACAGATGTGGATGGACATGGCGCTTCTGCCGCTCTACACAGGGGCGCCGTGGTCGTTCTGCAACAAACGCTTCACGGTGAGCAAGGTAGCCGGTAACACCAGCATCGCCATAGGCAACGGCGGTATCACACCATTGCGGATCTTCCGTATCAAGAGTGTCTCGTACATCTTCGGCTCCCAGTCACAAGGTGAGCTGGAGCTGATCAACGATGACCCTACGCTGAGTGACGATGCCATCAACAACGCATTGATCAAAAGCGCCAGACCGTATACTGCCTACGTCAACAACTCGGGTGACCCTTTCGCTTGGACAATCTTGTTCAATGCACCGATCGACAAAGGCTATACGTTCTCGGTGCAGACCCACTACATCCCTGACCCTCTGACTTCAGACAATCAGAAGCCGATCTACCCGAACGATGACACGATCATCCACTCGCTCTACGTCGCGGCTCTGATACACCAACAGGACCAACGGCGCTTCACAGAGGAACAGATTCGTAGAGGGAAGATCCAAGAAGATCGAGTCACCTACCTCAACGCGGCTGCCCAGTCTCCAAACATCGGGTTATCATCCCGGTTCTCAGGCGGCGGGAGAGTCAAGTCATGGCTGGACGAGTAACGATCAGGCGCTTTAATGGCGTGAACCTCTCGGTAGGATTGACCGAGCTAGCCGACAACGACTTGGCCTTGAGCCGCAACCTGCATCCAGTCAAGCCGGGCGGCGACTTGATGCTGCGTCGTAATTCGCGGGTCCTGATGGACAACGCGGGCATTCTCCCTGACGGCGGAACAATCGCGTTATACAACTTTTGGGATGGACGGCGCACCAAGCTGATCGGCTGGCTTCAGGGCAGCGACAGCCGAGGCGCGAGGCTGGTCGAGTTCTTGGAGGACGATGCTTATAACTCCTTCAGCGACATCCAGTGGATCTATGATAGCCTCGGCAATCTGAGTTACGTCTCGGACATCGGCAGTACGATCAAACCGGCAGCAGTTCAGTGGCAGAACAGTCTCTACCTGTTCACGGGCGGTTACACTCCTGGTTGGCGTCTGGACTACAGACCGGCCGATAATGCTTTCTCTGCTGAAGTCCTAGCTACACCGATCTCAAACTTGTGGGCACCGGGTGACATGCCCAGAGCTACTGTCGCCGGGACGTATCGTGGTACAGTGATGATCTCGGGCTTTGAAGATGATAAGTCACTCATTCGATGGTTAGAGGTTGGAGATCCCACGGTCCTGGTGAGTGCAGCAAAAGGGATCTGGGTCAATCGTCATCTTGGCGATAGAGTGACGGGACTCTTTGAAGTGATGTTCGAGGGTGGGGCCGGGGCCCTCAACTCGTACGCGGTTGTGGCCAAGTCCGGGTCCATGCGGATGCTGACTGGAGATCCGCCAACTAGTGCCACTGACGGAACGCTCGATGCAAGTGTGGTCATCAGCGATACGGAAGGTTGCATCTCGAAGGAGACGATAGCTAAGACACCGTATGGAATGATCTGGTGTTCTGGCGCCAACGTATGGCTTGCACCTACCAACGGAGCCAAGCCCGTCCCCATCGGCACGGCCATCGCATCCATGCTTGAGCAGAGGGCTCAGAATCCTGATCTTTGGTGTGGTGTCTTCCACCAGGGATTCTACCGCCTGTCCGTCCCTACTGCTGGCGGAGATCAATCCTCACCATCTTCTACCATTATCAACCCGAGCCTGACCCAGACCGAGCAATGGTGGTGTGACCTCCGCGTCTTCCCCAAACTGTCGTGGTGGGGACCCATGGAGATGCAGACCGATACCATGGTGTCACAGAAGCAGGCTGACGGTTCGCAGCGGTTGCTATCTGCCGTCGTGAAGCACGGTGACCCAGCCATTGTTGGTGATTCCAAGTTCTACTTGGAGGAGATGGAAGTATCGACACCGGATAGGTATGACCACTATGCAGCATTGGATCTCAACTGGGCACTGCCGGATGGCGAGGTACGCCTGAAGGAATTCGACTTCGAGGATCCAGGCGTTAATAAGATCATCGAAGCTGTCGAGGTGACATACCACAACGCGGTGCCGTTCCTTGTGCAGGTCGATCTGATCAAGAACTCGGGCTCTGATACCGCAAGTCAGATCGAGTATGGCCTCTACCATGACGGCTTCAACCTCGACTTTAGCTTGTTGGATAGTGATGATCCTCGCGACAAGCTGACCAACTTCTCCTTCAGGACGCGGACGTTCAATCCGCCAAAAGGTCAGCGCTTCCTGGCTCAAACCATCCAGCCTGTGGTAAAGCTGATGCCGGACCCCAACGCGGTCGGAAGCGGCGACATGAGGCTGAGATCAATCGTGCTGCGAGCCAGGGTTATTCCTCGTAGACCGTCAGGCCGTGACCCCAGCACGGACTATGGTGATGGTTCTCTGGGGGGAGGTATCGATACTCAATGAAGCTGATCAACTTTTTGCGTTTCGTTCTCGCCGTTGGCTTGCTGACCACCGCTGTTGCCTACTCGCATAGCGGCACGGGAACCTTCACCGTGTTCAGCTATGGCCAGAGCCTCAGCAGCGCGCAGCTCAACGAGAACTTCGCCCACATCCATGACACGTTCAGCGGAGGGATCACCAACGTTCACATCTCACCATCAGCGGCCATCGCTCACAGCAAGTTGGCACAGCCGAATCTGCTGCCTAAGGCAGTGGCGATGACGACCTCCGCTTGCAATGGAGCCACAAGCGCGATTTGCTCGATCTCCAGCCTGGGGAATGTGACACAGATCCGTGGCGCCGGAACAGCGGGACGCTACAGTATCACCCTCAACTACACACCCACATCGTCCACGTTCCCCGTAGTGCTGACATCCAACACGTCCGGAAATATTTGCTCCGCCATCACGCTCTCGACAACCGCACCTCACGTGACTATCGTGTGCGGTAACGCCGCTGGTGGTACCGCTGTGGATACCGCCTTCACGATCGTTGTCTACGGGAGCTGACAATGCCCACACCGCTGCCGAACGGATTCACTCCAGGTTCAGTCAATCTGCTGGGCCCAGACCCGGGCGGCACGGGGCGCACCGTCTGGGGCGGCTATACTCCA